TAGCATCGCAGCAAGAAGTACGCGAGAAGGTGCAAGACTTAGCACGAATAGGATAATCATAAACTAAATTTGTAACATGGAAAAAAGAAAAGTAGTTAAGTGTGTGATAGATGAGGAAGGCCGTTTGGGCATTACAGCAATGGGCTTAGTTGATAGTCCTGCAATCGAAGAGAACTGGATTGCGCTGAGCAAGATGCAACTTGCAAAGGTTGACGAAGAACGTCGCATGCTGTACGGCCCTGCACTCATCCCGGATAAGGAGATATTGCGCTATGATGATAAGGGCGAACCATACTATGTGTACTTTGAAAAGGCCACAGTAAGCGCAATTGCACATCAGTTTTTCAAAAAGAACCTGCAACACACGACCAACCTGCAGCATGAGATACCAGTCACGGGCGTGACCGTGGTTGAATCATGGATCAAAGAAGGCAAGATGGATAAATCAATGCAGCTTGGATTGCCCGACCTACCTGATGGCACATGGTTCATCGGAACTAAGGTGGATGAAGATCACGTATGGGAAGATGTAAAAGAAGGTAAAGTGCGAGGCTATAGCATTGAAGGATTCTTTAACGAGGTAGGCGTGTCATTAAGTGGCGTGATGAATTACGAAGCGGAATTGTTGCTGGAGATAGATCAGTTATTGAAAGATGTAAACCCCAACAAATGAAAATAAATGCTGTTAAGTTCAAAGACAAAACGTCCTTTGACAAAAACAAAAACAAGCCGAATGTTCGTGCAGTGCATGAGCCGTTTGGCATCATCGTCTTCGAAGATGTTAACCCGGTTGCTCCTGATTCTTCCAAAGTATCGCAGGCATACCAAGTAGATGGTTCACTCAACAACATACCTACTGGACTTGCTATCCTTGTTGCTCCTGATTTGGATGCGGCAATTGCATATCTAAACAAGAACAAGGTATTGGTTACTGAAACGTTTAGACTAACCAACACGATGTTTGTGGAAGTGCCTGCATTCGCCTCGTTTGACGAGTTCTATGCTGCGTTAATGAATACCAAACTATTCACGAGCGTCGAGCCTGACTACATTCAACCATTCCAAGTGAATGCAGATGCTTACACGTACGATGGACAATGGCATTTGCCAAACCTTAAAGCCAAAGAAGCATGGGGATTGATTGATGGTGCTGCCTATGGTGAAGTAGCTGTGCTGGATATTGCGTGCGATGTTGACCATGAAGACTTGCAGGGCATGATAAGCAACACATCATGGAATTGCGTAACGGATGCGGCTGATGTTCGCCCTATTAGTGAGTTTGAAAAACATGGTACATGTTGCAGTGGTTTGATATGCGCATCAACAGACAACAACATAGGCGTGTCATCACTTGGCAACAACAAGTTGAAGGTTCAATTTCTACACATTGGATATGGATCTACAGCAGGTGGTAGCTTTGGCACATCGGATACCATCGTAACACGTGCAATTAACAAAGCAATTGCTAATCCTAACTGCGTGGCTGTGTCAATGTCATGGGGTGGTGGTGATTCGTCAAGCTATCCACTATTTCAAAACGCAATGACAGCGGCAAAGACTTATGGACGTGGTGGAAAAGGCATTCCGATTTTTGCTAGTAGCGGAAACCAAAACAATGGCAACTTTACACAAGCTCCTGCTATCTATCCGATGGTACATGCGGTTGGTGCATCAACGCAAACAAACACACGTGCGTCATTTAGTAACTATGGGCCAAAGACTTTTGCTGCAACACCCGGCAGAGGATGCCCAACAGTTGACCGCATGGGCGCATTTGGTTATAACGCGACAAGCAACTACACCAACTTCAGTGGCACATCATGTTCATGCCCTGTTATGGCTGCAATTGCAGGCAATGTAATTCTTGCTAATCCTGCACTTACTGAATCGCAGGTGTCCGATGTAATGCGTCAAGCTGCGAGAAAGACAGGCGGCTATGTTTACGACGTTAACGGCAAGAGTGCAGAACTTGGCTATGGTGTAATCGATATGTTTAGTGCAGTGACCATCGCTAAAAGTTTAGATGGTGGAAATCCTGTGCCTGTACCAACGCCTGAGTTCAATCTGTTTGGTACAATTAGCACGCCTGCAAACGCGGTACAAGGCACAAGCATCAACGTTGTTTATACGGTCAACATGGACAGAGTGTATAGTAAAGATGTAACGGCAACTGTGCAGCTTACGTTCACACGTCCCGATGGTACAAAGTTTATATTCTACACTGGAGATGTAACTATTCCCGCAGGTCAATTGGTAGCAACTAAGACAACGCCTTTTGGTTTACCAAACAACGTGACTGGTAATTCTCAATTCTCACTTACCATAGATCCAAACATGGTGATACTAGAGTTCAATGAGAATGATAACACCATAAGCACAGGCACGACCATTACTGCACTCAATCCACCAACAACAGGTGTAGATGCAGAAATAAAGATTAACAGCTTTACATGGCTCGATGCTAATCGTGTTCGCATTAACTACACCACATTCAATCGTGGTAGTGTTCCGATTACAAGTTGGAAGGCAACATATGGTTTTGAAGGTGGTCAGATTGCGACATGGGATAGAGCAGATAGGATTGCTGTAGGTGCAAGCATGTCATTTGGAAGTGTGATGTACTTAAATGGCATTACTGTGCCACGCAACTTTACGATTCAAATCGTAGCCGTGAATGGTTCACCAGATGCGGTCGCAACAAATAACACTTCAACTATTCTAGTGACTAAGTAATTTCATTACCTTAGCATCGGTAGATGTAGTTTCAGTATTTAGGTTTCAAAGTAAAAAGAAAGGCCCAAACGAGGGCCTTCTTTTTTTACCAAAACTAAATCAATCAAAGGATGCATGCCCGCACGTATTCGGCTAGGTTCATCTTTGATACCTTTGCATTCTTGCACATCGTCTTGTATTGCTTCTCTGTCAATCGTGCTGTAACTTTTTTAGTTAGTGTTTCCGGTGCTTTCATAAATCTATGTATTTAATTACCCCGCTAAGATAAATCAAATGTCGGATGTAACAAAACAGGCTCTTTTCTACAATAGCCCAAATATCCAACATGTCAAACATAAAAGAACAAATCAAAAGCGTATTCAATAAGTACGGCATTGACCCATCAACAGTTGGTATCAAGTTCGAAGAAGAAGCCACAGCGGAAGCACCTGCAACAGAATTGAAGTTTGCAGTCGAAGGCACTTTGAGCGATGGTACTAAAATCTATTCTACAGCTAGCGAATGGGTAGCAGGCGTAGACATCTACACACAGGATGCAGATGGCAATCCAGTTCCAGTTCCTGCGGGCGAGTACATGCTAGAAGATGGCGTTACTATGGTAACCGTAGGCGAAGATGGTATGGTTGCAATGATTGGCGAGATGGAAATGCAAACTGAGATGAGCAGCGAAGACCTTGTGTCTGTTATCAGCACACTAAGCGAACAAATCGCTTCTCAAAACACTCGCATCGCTGCGCTTGAAGGCGAAAAAACTGAACTATCTGCTGCACTTGCATCGGTAAAAACTGAACTCGCGTCAGTTAAGAAAGCACCAGCTGTACCTTCTGTAAAGTCACAAGAATTTAAAAAGAATGCTCAACCGGTTGTTGCATCGAATGGTAACACATTCAGCGACTTCATGGAAACCATTCGCTCAAAAAAGTAAATTAATTCACCTCATAAATTTTAATTAAAAATGCCAACAACAACTTCACTCACCACCACCTATGCAGGTGAATTAGCTGGTGAAATCGTAGCAAAGGCTTTGTTGCAAAACGTATCTGCACAGTACGTGACAATGAAGCCTAACGTACCTTACAAATCAGTAGTACGTAAAATTGATGACACTGTAACTTTCGCTGCAGGCACTTGTGATTTTACCCCAACAGGTACTATCACTTTGACTGAGCGCATCCTTACTTTGGAAGAGTTCCAAGTTCAACGTCAAATCTGTAAAAAGGATTTCTTCATTGACTGGACTACTGCCGATGTAATGTCAGGACGTGTAAACACACAAATACAAGATGCAATCATCGGCCGTTTGGTTGGTGGTATCGCTGCAGCTAACGAGACAATCATGTGGTCAGGTGTTAACGCAACAGTTGGTCAGTACGATGGTTTTGAAACTTTGATTAAGGCAGGTGGTTCAGGTGCTGTATCTGCGGGTTCAGGTGCACTTAGTTCTGGTAACATCATCGCTACTATTTGGGATGTAATCAACACTGCACCTGCTGCGGTTAAAGGTGCTGCTGAAAAGCCTGCACTTTACATGGGACAGGCTGCATGGGAAGCTTACATGCAAGCACAGATTGCTGATGGCAATGGTTGGTACTTGACAGCAGGACCAGAGGTTAATCGTCGTTTCGTAGGAATGTACGAGATTTACGTTTGTCCGGGTATGACTGCAAACAACATCATCTTCTCACAACCTAGCAACTTGATGTTGGGTACATGGCAGGAGAACCAAATGAACGAAGTGTTCATCTTGGACATGCAGAACTTGGATGGTTCACAAAACGTTCGTTACGGTGCACGATTCTACCTTGGAGCGCAGATTGCAGTAGGTGAAGACATCACATACTGGGGTGCATAATCTTTAAATAATAACGGGGGTGTAAAAGCCCTCTTTTAAAACTATAAAAAAATGGCTTGTGAATTAACTACAGGTTTTACACTCGGATGCCTTGAAGGTATCGGAGGGGTACGCGAAGTACTTATTGCTAACTTTGATGACTTCACATCAGGCATCACTTTCGATGCTGTAACAGGTGAAGTTGATGGATTGCCTACTGCAACTCTATATCGTTACGTTCCATTCCGCAACAGCGGCTCATACATTGAGACTGTAAACAAAAACTTGGAAACAGGTACATTGTATTTCTCACAAGAAGTTGGATGGACTTTCGGTAAGTTGAATCAAGATATGCGCAACGAATTTTTGAACGTTGCTAAGGCTAAGATGATTGTATTTGTTCGCACCAATGATGACCAAATTTTGATGGTCGGTTCAGGTGAAGGTTCACAGCTTACTGCTGGTACTGTTCAGTCAGGACAGCAGAAGGCAGATTTGATGGGTTACCAAGTGACAACTACAGCAGAAGAACTTGTACCTGCTGTTCACGTTGAACCATTCACAACAGTACCTTTTGACAACTTCCCCGGCATTACCGTAAGCCCTGCTTACTAATAGCTTTCCGTTGTGTTCTTGTTGTATTGAAAGGGGCAGGTTTACACTTGCCCCTTTTTTTTAAATAACGTCAATGATCTATCTTCAAACAAATACACCAACGCAACAAGTGTTTCTATCACTTGACGAAGCACGGCAATACTTTGCCACACCATTCACCAACTATTTGTTGGTACTAACACACGAAGAGAATAGCACAACAGGCAATAAGCTTGCACAGGTTGCAACCATTGTTAATGAGAATGTGCGCATTACAGAACTTGAAGTAACTACTGTTGGCCTTACATTAGCAGGCAGGTACAGGTATGAAGTATATGGACAAAATTCTAGTAGCAATGTTGACCCGGCAAGCGGTCTTGTTATTGGTTTATGTCAGCGTGGATATGCTGTATTAAATCAGAACACCACGTGGTTTGATGTGCCTGTAGTAACTATACCAAATGACATCATCTATGAGCCATAACGAATCGAATATAGTATCATTAAAGCTTAGCGAGTATGTTGCTAAGTCGGATGCGGAAAAAGTAGACCGCAAAGGTTGGGTTAACTACGGTGATGCAAACGACTTTCCGCAATACCTGCGTGACCTTGCGCACGAATCTCCAGTGCATGGATCACTTGTTGTTGCCATTGGTGATATGATAGCCGGGAAGGGCATCCAGTCAGAGCAATATCAAGCAGAACTTGACGCACTCAACATCGACACATTGACTTATGCTGCTGCGCACGACTTGAAGTTGTTTGGTGGCTTTTATGTTGAAGTGATTTGGAGCAATGATAGAACGGTTATTTCAAAGCTAAACGCGATACCATTCGAGGAATGTCGCATTGCGGTCAATCAGGATGACGATAGCGAAATAGGAATCTTCCACAGCTACGATTGGGCAAATACACGCAAGAAAAGAAACACTCCTGAATTCATTCCCAAGTATAACTACCTCACACGCGAGGCTGAACCACGACAGATATACTGGTGCTTCACTTATACGGGCAGCGATGTCTATCCACGACCTGACTACTGGAGTGCTATCAACTATATTGAGTTAGATAAACAGATTTCAATCTTCCATATCAACCAAATAAGCAACGGTCTTTTTCCATCAACCATTATCAACTTCTACAACGGGCAGGCAACGCCTGAACAGAAGCAACAGATGATGAATGATTGGGAGAACAAGATGAGTGGCGCACGTAATGCAGGTAAGGTGGTTATGTTCTTCAACGAGCGTGACCAACCTAAGACTGAGATTACACCATTCCCTGTGAATGATGCGGATAAGCAGTATCAACTAATGAACGATACGGCAACTCAGAAGATAATAACAGCGCATCGTGTTACTACGCCACTTCTCTTTGGTATTCGCGAGAACACTGGATTTGGTAGCAATAAAGATGAGATGGCTACAGGTCTTGAGATATTCAACAACCAGGTGATTGAGCCATATCAGGCTAAGATTAACTATAGCTTGGAAGAACTATTGAGCAATCAAATGCCGGGTGTAACGTTTGAGATTATACCAAACACACCACTTGCAGTTGAGCAGGCAGAAGTGATTACGGATACAACAGGTGGAACAACAGCGGATGTTGCTGCAACAGCCTTAAATGGTGCGCAGATTACTTCACTTGTGGACATCGTAATGCAAAGTGCTGCGGGTGCTGTACCTGTAACAAGTGCTAAGGCTATCGTACAAGCTGCATTCCCAACACTACCTGCTGCAACTGTCGATGCAATCTTTGCCGATGTCTTACCGGGTAGCTTGCAACCGCAGGAGGTCATCATGAGTGACGAAAAAAAAAAAGATGATAGCACAGTAGGGGATGCGCTCATTGCATTAGGCGAAGACTGGAAGGAAGAGTGGTTGCTCATTGATGCCTACAACGCAGATGAAGAAATTGAACACGAGTTTGCAGTGCGCACAGGTGCAGCACGACCAGCGGCAAAAAGTGAACAAGATGCTGTTATCGATGGCAAATATTTTATTACTCGTTATGTGTACGCAGGTAGTTTTACTCATGAGAACATGCGCCCATTTTGCAAGAAGATGATTGAGGCAGGCAAGCTATACCGCAAAGAAGACATCGTGTCGATGGAAAATGTAGCAGTCAATCCCGGATGGGGGCCTGAAGGCGCAGACACTTATGACATTTGGTTCTATAAAGGCGGTGGTAACTGCCGACACTTTTGGGAAAAGCGTGTGTATGTAGATGCAAAAGGCGCAAAGATTAATCCGAATGATCCTGACGCAAAACGAATAGCTGTTGCACTTGCTGAACGCATGGGCTATAAGGTGCGTAACAATGCACTTGTTGCAAAGCTTCCAGAAGACATGCCCTATAACGGATTTTTACCAACCAATCCTATTTACGGAAATCAATAATTACAACTATGCCAGAAGTACTACTTATATCAGAGAACTATATCAAAAAATATAGCACGGTAAACGGAAGCGTTGACCCAAACCTGTTATACCCATCCATCTATTTAGCACAGGACAAGTGGTTGCTTCCCTTTTTGGGAACTGATTTGCTTAATAAGATTAAGGCTGATGTAGCAGCTAACACAATAGCGGGCAACTATCAAGTATTACTTGAGGATTACATTCAAAAGATGCTACTGTGGTGGGTTATGGTGGATGTGACTCCTAACCTTTGCTACCGAATGGACAACGGCACGCTGGTGCAACGACAGTCTGAAGACACCGTACCTATTTCGGATGTAGTTATGAAGGACATGATAGATCGTGCAAGACAAAACGCACAGCACTACACGACTTTGCTTGTCGATTACTTATGTGCTAACAGCAGTTTGTTCCCTGAATACAGCACAGCAACGTGGCCTGACCGCTCACCACGCACGGACGTGAACAATGTACTCAACTACCAGTTCAGCACAGGCAATACGGCTACTTCATTTAATCCTGCCTACTCACGTAACATCATTAATCGTATACCATGAGTGATAAGAAAAAACTAAAGCAAGATTATACCGAACGTTTGCGTAAATATGAGCGCGAGCTGCAACTAAAACTAAGAGCAAATGGAAGAACAGAAAAAGCAAACGGTTACAAAAAGTAACGCTTTGAAATCATTGCGCTACAAGTTGCAATTGATAGATGGTTTGTGGTCGATACCACTTGCCTTCTTAGTGTTTGCGATTTCAGGCACAGTGTCCGTTGCCTATTTCAACGACGCAATCATAAGCACCGAATACATCCAGTATATTGTATTGGCTGCACTAGTTATGGTCTTTGCCAACTTCGTGGTTTTTTTGGGCATTAGATTCAATTTTCGGGCATTGCAACGCGAGATATACAACAAGGAAGTTAAGTATGAAATAAACACCTACCTCACCACATGGCAAAAGGTTCTTTTATATCTGTGCTTATATGCATTCTACTTTGCTGCGTACCTGTATATCTTACACATGCTGATGACGGTTACTGCGTAAGAGCGACCGCTGCATCATTCGTAGGTGTAAGGGAAAAGGGTGGCAACAACATGGGCTTTAATGACCGAGCATTGCTCGTTCTCATGAAGCAGCAAGGTTGGAAACCCGGCTATGCATGGTGCAGTTTCTTCGTTATGGCTATGCTCAACGAATGCGGCATACCTAACACCATCAATGGATGGGCGCCTACTGCATACAACCGCAATGATGTCGTATTCACGGGCGGCAAATTCGTGCAAGCGTTCAATGATAAAGATGTGCTGGTTATGACGTTGAGTTATAGCAGCGGCAACCGTTCACGTTACAAGGGCATAGGTCACACTGGCATCGTAGATAAGATTGCTAAGTATTCAGTACGCACCATTGAAGGCAACACCAATGACCAAGGCATGCGCGATAGCCGCACAGGTGATGGTGTCTATTACAAGATTCGCCCACTATCCAAAAACTTACATATAACAAGATGGAAGAAAACAAACTAAGAAACACTGTGCTTATCGCAGCGGTTGCATCCGTGATGTTAATCATGATTATTGTTGGTATGAAGACCTGCAATGAGAATACTGACCCGGCTGTTGACAGACTACGGTCTATTAACGATTCACTCTATGATGTGATTGACCAAAACAATCAAAAGGCGGATAGTCTTTTTCTAAAAATTGATTCACTTAACATCCACCAAGACACCATTATTCAACAGCAGCAAATCACTAATGAAATCTACCGCAATGAAACTTACAACATTCTTTCTTCTACTCCTTCTAATGCCAATGCTCAGTTTAGGGCAACGCTCAAAAAGTCGGACAGCCTACTTAAAGCAGGATTTTACACCCGAACTTACAACCTACGATCTGCAGCTTTTCAATCTGAACTACAATAGCATGATGTATTGGTATGGCACAGCTATGGAAATCGATAGCTTGTACCAAATGGAAAAGTTGAAAGTGACTTATTACGCTAAGATAACAGGCATTCAGGCGCAGAGTTATGAAACACTGGCTGAAATCTATGCTAACAAGCAGGCTATTGAAAAGGCCATAGCCACTGAGAAAGATGAAGAAATCAAACAGTTGAAGCAGCGCAATAGACGGTTAATAATTACTAACACTGCACTGACTTTAGGTATCACAGCGGTCGCAGTTTCTACTATATATTTTGCAATACTATAAACAGCCATGGAGTTTGAATTTCGCGATGTAGCAACAATTGTTGGAGGCACGATTTCATTAGCCAGTCTTTATTTCGCATTAAAGCGCAGTGATGACAAGCTAAGTGAAAAAATAAACAATCTTGAATCATACCATAAAAGAGAAATGACTACAATCACCGACAGCATGCGTGCGCAAAAAATTGAACTGTCAAGCAAAACAGATAAGTTGGAAGCAAAGATTGACGCAATCCAAACGCAGAACGCAATCATTAGCGCGAACATCGCGGAACTTACTGGCTATCTAAAAGCAAAACAATAATGACCAATAGGCATGCGGAAATCTACAAAGAGATACATGCAGGAACAGGAGCGATAGCAGACCGCATTCGTGCGGCTATGAAGAAGCATGGCATTACAGCGCAATACAAATCATTTGAGCGATTATATTATGGTTGGCGTAAGTATCATGGCATAAAAGAAACAGAGCCTGTTAAAACGCAGCCTAAAGGAAATCTAAGCAAGTTATCCGCTGACCTCAACGAGTTCAATTCATTGCTCAATGAGTTAGCACCTGAATCATCCAACCCACTCGACCTTCCACCATCACAGGAAGCGCACTACAAACCATTCAAACTTCCGATTAATCACAACAATATCTTGTTGCTGTCGGATATTCACGTTCCATATCACAACATACAAGCGTTAACTCTTGCGCTCAAGTACGGACTGGAGAATGAAGTGAACACTATCCTGCTCAATGGTGACATAATAGACTTCTATGCTATTAGCAGATTTGAAAAAGACCCACGCAAAAGAAACTTTGGGCATGAGGTACTAATGACAAGGCAGTTTCTTGCAACGCTGCGCAAGCTATTCCCAAATGCCGCGATCTATTACAAGTGTGGTAATCACGATGTGCGATATGACCACTACATCATGCGTAATGCTCCCGACCTTTTGGGTATGGATGAGTTTAACTTTGAATCATTGATGAAGCTTGACGAGTTAAACATCACATTCATTCCGGATAAGCAAATAATCCATGCCGGTAACCTTACCATTTTGCACGGGCATGAACTGGGTGCATCCGTATTCAGTCCTGTGAACATCGCACGTGGTTTGTTCTTGCGTGCTAAGTCCGATGCATTGTGCGGTCACCATCACCAGGCGAGTGAACATAGCGAACCAAACATCAAAGGAAAGCTTACAACTTGTTGGAGTGTGGCGTGCCTGTGCGAGTTGCACCCTGACTACATGCCCATCAACAAGCATCACCACGGGTTTGCACACGTGCGTGTGATGGACACGGGCGAGTTTGAAGTGAGCAACTACCGTATTGTGAATGGAAAGATTCGTTAAAGAAAAAGCCCCCACCGTTGTGAGGGCTTGTTCAATCAATAACGAAAAACAATGATGCGTATTATCACATAACCGTTGCAAATATAGAGCTATTCATCAAGCAAGTCGTAGACTATTTTTCCAAACTGCTCATACAAAACTTCTAATGCATCTTGTGTTGGCTCATCGTGATTGCCATACTTCACTTCATTACGCATCATATTCATGATGTCTTTGAGCGCATCCTTATAGCGTGCAGCATTCAACGTGTAGTTGTATGCATATTGATCATCGGGTAAATTAAAGGTTAGTGTTGCTGTCATCTTGTTGGGTTTTATTTGGTTGTCCAGTTTCACCATCCCTGTACCCATCATTGTATGAGTTGTGGATGTGGTTCATTTCAATCGTTTGTACTGCGTTCAGTAGCCCTTCCATTTCAGCCCATGTCATTTTGATGGCTTGACCTTTGAACCTGCGCTTGAGCGTTAGGTGCAGTCTGCGAATGGCGGTTTCTTTTTTTTCTTGTGTCATTGTGCTTGTCGAATAAAAAGTTCTTGTCTGATTCTTATTAGTGTTCTATTGATGTAATCCTTCTCCGATGGTGTTTTACCAACCATGCCGAGGTACTTGTGGCGAAGCAGCCGCAGCTCGTCATTGGTTAGGGACATCATTTCTTTTCGCTTCATACTTAGTCAATTTTAGTAGTTCGTTCTTTACGTGCATGTAGTAGGCTTTCACGCTGTAGTATTCACCTGTCCCTTCAAAGTCATTTACAATATCATCCGGGGCGTAAGTTAATGCTTCATCAACTGCATGCAGCGCAGCGTTAACTGCTTTGATATGCACGACTGCCAGTTGCCCTAACTGCTCATCGCCTTCGACTATATCAAAATAATTCGAGTACAGTTGCCATGCTTTATCCTTTGCTTTCATTTATTTTCTCCTTTATCTTTTGGAATCCATTTTGTAAACCATGTTCCAACGTCATGATAAACCTCATGAAAATATCCTATCACCCACCATTCAGTACCACCTTTAACTTCACACATTAACCATTGCTCACGTGAGATTGAAAACTGATGAAATTCTGAGTGTTCTTTCCAACTTGCAATCCATTCAATTTTCAGCAATTCATCTAATGAACTGAAGGATGCATGTTCGTCTTCGTAACCTGAAAAATATGCGGGTCGATATCGTTGTATTTTATTCATTCATCACCTCCTTTATATTTTTCTTTATAGTATTCTTCACCGTTTTCAACTTGCATCCAATAATCTTGCTCCCTTCTATCGACGGCTATCAATCCTATTTTACTATCATTAAATGCTTTAATAATTTGCGCACGCTCCAACTCTAAACATTCGCTCATCTCTTGCATGAACTGCCTACCTCGTTGGGTGTGTTCATCAAACAATGAATTAGAATAGCGATGCGTTATTCTCATTGCGATTTGTAATGCGGTTTCCTTACTCATAGTGCTAAAGTATTAAGGTATTCACGCCACAT